GTTTGAGAGAGGGATGGATGTGCGATTTTGATGGTCTGCACAAGTAAATGAGTCTTGAGTTCGGGATATGGCAAAATTCTTACAACTTGAACACCTCTTCTTTGGATTGGATACCATTGTGGGAGAGCGATGAGTTCCACAATATGTTACGGTGAATCCAAGAAAGTTGAAATTTGGTTGTATCATACAATTTGGATGGGAACACGTTTTACTTACTACATTCACATGCTCTGAAAGCTTGTGTTCCACGCAAAAAAGTGCTACCTTCGTTCCTGAAATTCCATAATTTGGCCGTGTCGTACAATTGGGATGGGAACACATTTTACTTACTACATCCACATGCTCTGAAAGCTTGTGTTCCGCGCAAAAAAGTGCTACCTTCGTTCCTGAAATTCCATACGATGGTAGTGTCGTACAATTGGGATGGGAACACGTTTTACTTACTACATTCACATGCTCTGAAAGCTTGTGTTCCGCACAAAAAAGTGCTACCTTCGTTCCTGAAATTCCATACACTGGTAGTGTCGTACAATTGGGATGGGAACACGTTTTATTTATCACATCTACATGCTCTGAAAGCTTGTGTTCCGCACAAAAAAGTGCTACCTTCGTTCCTGAAATTCCATAATTTGGTATTGTCGTACAATTGGGATGGGAACACGTTTTATTTATCACATCTACATGCTCTGAAAGCTTGTGTTCCGTACAAAAAAGTGCTACCTTCGTTCCTGAAATTCCATACACTGGTCGTGTCATACAATCCGGATGGGAACACGTTTTATCTTTCACATTCACATGCTCTGAAAGCTTGTGTTCCTTGCAAAAAAGTGCTACCTTCGTTCCTGAAATTCCATACGTTGGTCGTGTCATACAATCCGGATGGGAACACATTTTACTTTTCACATCCACATGCTCTGAAAGCTTGTGTTCCGCGCAAAAAAGTACTACCTTCGTTCCTGAAATTCCATAATTTGGCCGTGTCGTACAATTGGGATGGGAACACGTTTTATTTATTACATCCACATGCTCTGAAAGCTTGTGTTCCGCACAAAAAAGTGCTACCTTCGTTCCTGAAATTCCATACACTGGTATTGTCATACAATTGGGATGGGAACACGTTTTACTTACTACATCTACATGCTCTGAAAGCTTGTGTTCCGCGCAAAAAAGTGCTACCTTCGTTCCTGAAATTCCATAATTTGGTCGTGTCATACAATTTGGATGAAAACACGTTTTATGTTTCACATCCACATGCTCTGAAAGCTTGTGTTCCGCGCAAAAAAGTGCTACATTTGTTCCTGAAATTCCATATGTTGGTCGTGTCATACAATTTGGATGGGAACACGTTTTATGTTTCACATCCACATGCTCTGAAAGCTTGTGTTCCGCACAAAAAAGTACTACCTTCGTTCCTGAAATTCCATAATTTGGCCGTGTCGTACAATTGGGATGGGAACACGTTTTATTTACTACATTCACATGCTCTGAAAGCTTGTGTTCCGCACAAAAAAGTGCTACCTTCGTTCCTGAAATTCCATACACTGGTAGTGTCATACAATTTGGATGGGAACACGTTTTACTTACTACATTCACACATTCACTAGTTTTACAATTTTTACAATACAAAGCTTTCCCTCCTTCAATCCCAAAACAAGCGTATTTTCCACATTTGCATTTCGTCATTTTCTCCGAATCATTTCCAAACCATTTTTCATTTTTAAAATCTTCCATATTATAAATGAAAAAATCCACAATATTTTTATCGTATCTATTATTGATTCTTCTTCTAGCGTTGATTGCTTATTTTGCAAGCAAAAAGAATGTGAAAGTTGCTCTTCTCGGGGCTCTTGCTGGTGTTGTTATTTGCACGGTTCTTTGGTTTACAGTTGGTAAGAAAAATTCAGAGGGATATAAATAGTCTTCGGCAAATGTGAGTAAATCTATAAGAGAGGTGCGTGGATGGCCGGGAAGGGGGTCAGTTTTTCAGCCAGCTCCAACAAATTAATTAATTTACTTCTCTGTAATATTTCTAACATTGATTGCTTATTTCGTAAGCAATTAACTTTAATTTCAAGTTGAAATTAAAAATATCTTAAAATAACCATAACAATACCCACACAAAGAATTAAAAATAACCAAAGGAACCAATAAGACCTTTTCTTCTTCTCACTGCACATTCCAAAACAAGCAGGGTTTCTTTCGACTATCTGACCTTTATAAGAAGCTGATGAACCGTCTACATTTGCGTCAGCGAGTTCCATTGATTTGCATTCGCTTCCATCGCAATAGTAGACTTCCACCTGAGGTATAAATTCAAATATGGAACTTTTCAGTCTCGTCGGAACGAGTTCTAATTGGTTCAATTCCTGATTATAGTTCAGAAATCGGTCACCAGCCATGAAATAGAATTTTTCAGTATAATTCAAGTCTCGCCCAATAACATTATTATCAATAGCATGAATCATGAATGTATTGCTTGGATTTTTCACTACTGTTTCGTTTAAAAGCCAAACACCTTCTTGCCTTAGAACGTAGGCTGTTTGAGGAATATTAATCACAATATTATCGCCATTCTTCACTTGTATGTATTTTTCAAGAAGACTTCTTGTTATTTCAAGAGGAAGAAATTTAACAGGAAAATTATTCTGCTTTGTAAAAATAGCATTTCCTTTCGAATCCTTATTTATATACAACCCAGTCTCTACATTTCGCATCTTCATACTATCGTGATAGAAAATGCTATTTGCAACATTCGAAGGATATGGAATGCTGGTTAAGATGAATGAAGTACTCTTAATGTTTTTGAATTCTGGGTAGAAATCCTTATGACGCCAACGATAATAGGGATATGCCTTTCCAATCGGATAACTTTTAAGAGGAACGCATATATTCTTGTTATCTGGTGTCTCGAGGAAATAGCCACTCTTACAACGCTTGTTAACATCATTCTCGCACAGCTGAATACATTCTTCAATGGTATCAGTGTGTTTGCAAATGCCGTCAATCGTATCGTTGCAATCTGCCATGTCAATGTTGGTCAATGTTGTATTTGGAAAAATGTACCACTTATCATTATAAATATGGGGCTTATCAATCTTGTACACTGACATTTATATTATCCAAGAAGACATTTAAAAACTCGTTACTCATTGTAAAAAATGAGTAATCGAGAACTTTCAATGTTATCACCAAACAAAACAGTAGTTTTCTATTCCCCGATTGAAGGACGTGATGTCCTTGTACGTACAGGAACGATTGGCGAAGGAAGTTGCTTTTTCCATTCTCTACTACACGCCTATTCAGACGAGTATACACGACTTAGCAAAGATGGAAGAATGCAACTTGTTTTAAAGTTGCGTTCAAGTTTAGCTTCAAAATTAGATCGGTCTAGATGGGAACATATTTCCAATGGTCTAATTGCAAAAATCCCTTTTCAGGAAAACATGAATGACCTTCTAACCGATTTTTACAATTCCTGTTTGAATAATACACAATGTAAGAAAAAAATCGGCAGAGCTATCACTCGCGAAATCAGCGAGAGTAAGCAAGATGTTGAAACCTATAAAGTTATATGTGAAATGGTTCCCTTAAATCACCTCGAGAAAACTTTGCTACCGAAAGCATATGATTCTTGCGCTGATGACAAGATTTTGAGATGCAAGGAAGTTATTGTAAGTCTTTCAAAAGAATATTTAGAGGGTGTGTTTAAAACAATTGATTTGAAAGTTGCGATTAAAAAACACTGCATTTCAAAACTTGAACTTTTGATGAAAAAAATGGTTGATACTGCAGAAGAAATTGCATTCCAAAACTATATTGATAATCTGAAAGATACTTCAATTCCAGTTGATTCATACACAATTGGCCTTATCTCAGAGAGATTCAATCGTGACGTGTACTTTATTGATGCACAAACCCGTATGCCGTATCGGATGGGTGATCAGTCGAATATCAAGAAGCGAAAATCCATTATCATAATGTGGATTGGAGGAGTTCATTACGAAGTTGTTGGAAGACTTTTGCCTGAAAATAAAGTACAACGTGAATTCTTTGAAAGCGACCCTCTCATTCGTCGAATTCACACATATCTTTATGCTCCTGAAAAAATATCGGAACAATATCCGAGTCTAGTTCCTTTCTTACCGAAAGAATTTAAAGTTCCTGAAACTAAACATGTGAGAGAATCGTCTTCATCTTCGAGAGAAGATTCTGATGAGAGCTCAGCGAGTCGTTCTTCTTCGAATGAACATTCTGTGGGCTCTTCGAGGGGCTCTTCGAGGGGCTCTTCGAGTGGATCTTCGAGAAAACGTTCAGCAGAAAGTCCACCTCGTAAAAAAAAACAAGGTAATAATAAATGAATAAGAAAGATCTGAAAAAACTTAAGCAGTTGAAAAAGACCAATCCAGAGCTATTTCGAATGTGCGGAAGCATTCCTTGTTGCCAATCTCGTACACTGAAAGGAGAGTTATGTCATCGTCCAGCAATGACACAAAGTACTTATATAAAGAAGGTTAGATGTTGTTTCTTATGTTGGCAACATGCTACATTCTATGGTATGTATGGACTACTCCAATTTTTCAAATTGGCAGCTGAGAAAGATCTCACATGGGACGAATACTGTTTCATGTACCCTGAATATTGTGATGAAAAACTAAAACCTTCGAAATAAGCCGAACATTAACATATGAATGTTAATATGCAAACACTGAGAAAGACATTCAAGCAGGTAAACTAAAAGGATAATAATTGTGATAATATAAGTTAACATCTTCGCTTGTTTGTGTCTCGCTGGATTTTTTTTCATTTTTGAAAACTAAATATAGTTTACAATAGTTTCATGGAATGAGAAAGTGATTTTCCCTCGTAATCTGAATCGAGTGCTCACCGGATTTCCAACATGTCAAGTAAAAAGCCATTATTGTTTTTTTAATTTCAAGTTGAAATTAAATTCATTTTTTAGCGCTTTTTATTGCCACACAGCGAAGTTGTGTAGGTTGTTTGGCAGTTCGCAGCGTTCGAACCATAGGCGGATTCGATATTGTTGTATCCTGAGCTATTGGGAACTTTAGCGGTCAGCGAATCGTAAGAAATCGGACCCCATGTCGGCACTATGTACGCACCCGAAATATTTTTTCCTTGAGGGGCAACGCCAAGTGAATAATCAGCAGAGTAGTTTCCGAGATTGGCATAATCCTGTGAACCACTTGTAGCAACATTGTTATATTCAGACATTTTTATAGAAAGCAATATTTTTTAATTAAAAATATTTTAGTTCGAAGAACTAGCTAAAACATCAACCATTTCATTATACTTGTCGCCATTATGACCTTTTACCCAAGTGAATACGATTTTTTTCCCTTTGGTTACAGAATCATATTCTCTCCACAATTCTTGATTCTTCTTTCTCTGAAAAGTTCCATCAGCACATTTGATCACGTATTGACTATCAGTGAATATGTGGTACGTGTTGTATTGAGGAAAATCACGTACAGCATTGATAACAGCTGTCAGCTCCATTATATTGTTAGTGGTGTTGCCCAATCGTCCACTCTTGCGGACTTCATAGTTATCTTCAAGTGCAATGTATGCCCATCCACCTTTGCCGGGGTTGGGCTTGCAAGAACCATCTGTGTAAATAGTTAACATTTTTAAATTCTTTTCCGACCCAAAAAGAAATTCATTTTGCACATTTTCTCGTTACAACTTTCGTTGGTTTTGCAGGTTGGCGGTCCGATTCGCGAAGACGCATCTTTATACTATCATCAACCGATTCTTCGTGTTCATGATCGTACTCACGATACGCGACTGAGTTCCAAGTTTTTCCGTATTGATTTTTAAAGTAGGTTCGATAGTCATAAGCACCCCATACCCAAAATGAGCCAAACTTGTATTTGCGTAACGGAAACAGATCCTTTACTTCATAGTAAGCTCTTGGCCATACACCTCGAACTTCTCCGCTTGAATAAGTGATTCTTGTACCTCCTCGAACCTTCATATATTCCATCACAAACACATCCATATTAGGGAAAGACCAAATCACACCATCCATTGGTTCGCGATTCAAATAATATATCTTAAACCCTGTCCAATTCTTTCCAATCCCGTATCCACATTTTTCAAGTTTTGAACGCAGTTTCAGAAATGAAGAAACCTGTTTCTTATCGATTCCAATATCCAAATCATCATCCCATGGTATAATACCTTGGTGGCGAACAGCACCCAGAGCGGTCCCTCCGTCCATCCAATACGTAATATCCGCATCGTCTAAAATACGATGTACATCGTAAAACATCTGGTACAACAATTTTATAATTTTTGGATCGGTTATTTTCAGTTTGGGCATTTATTTATACTACATAAAATAAATGCATGACAAAAATTTTAAATTAATACCAGAGTTGGATGCTGTTTACAACAAGAGCATAGGAATATGCATAATCAAATCGTACAAAAACGACTTGAACACGCTTGAATCTTCAACAATCTTATGGACGTGTATAGAACTATCTGAAAAAGATTTTATCAAAAAAATCAAGACTTTAACATCACAAGGATTTCGGCATCCATACGTTACGATTCGTGCCCCTGATAACTCTTCAATACCTCCAAGCGTTGCAATGTCTCGAACTGTAAAGGATGAAGTATTTGATTCCAAGTCTACTTTAAATGAATTATTACACGCCCTCGAACAGTATAAAACAGAAGGGAAAACGTGTTCAATACACGTACAATTTACAAAGAACGCAATCGATTTCCTACATTCTGCTCCAAAAAGTGGATTTCATTTTGAAAAAGGAGAGCAAAAAGAAATGGCTGGAGAACTCCATGTTGACACTGTAAGAAAGGTTGAAAATATTTTTGTCTATACAATTGACATCGATAGAAAGAATGTTGATATGGGAAAGGATGAGGATGTTGATGTTCGTTCATCTCGATACAACTTCCATTCGCATCCTGAAGAAGCTTATATTCGCCACAAGGTTAAAAACGCTTGGCCTTCTTCAACCGATTATTTAGGATTTCTTCAGCTTGGTAACAATACGATATTTCACTGTGTAGCGACTTTAGAAGGAATGTATATCCTCTCTTTCAATTCGTTTTGGATGAATAATTTAAACAAGGTGAATAAAGGTTTCGTAACCAAACATTACGATATCGACCATAAGAAAAAGTATACACCAGAAGAATATACGAAAAAAGTGAATGAAATCCTTTACAAAGGGCATCCAATCTACGATGTCCAATTCATACAATGGGGTGGTGCAAATAAAATCTTCAAAGTGTCTTATTCAAAGTACGGAATAAGTTGTATCGCAACAGAGAAGAGTATGAACAACTACAAACGTTCACATAGACATTTAAAATAATGAGAACTATAGGTAATGTCTCGTATTATACCAAGTGAGTGTAAAAACTCTCAATTAAGGTCAATAACTGAACAGTTTCGAAGCAAAACTGACCTCCTATCTCTTATTCAATATCTTGAATCAGATATTCCAACGGGGATAAATTATTCTGTTTAAAATACATTTGTATGACGAACTCAAATGAAGCATATTGTTGTGTAGAATAATTTCTAATTGAAATTATTCGTCAAGCAGAAATGGAAGCATTTTCTCGATTGTGCTTAATTGAGGAATTTAATAAGTTTAGAAATGGAAACTGTTTAACCAATACTATCAACTGAATTGGAATCTATTCAATCAACCTATTGGTGTTGAATGTGCACAATTTCTACTTCAAGTTGATTTACAACTGTTTAGAAAACTTTCTGTAATGGATGAACTCTATAGGATTTCAAGAGACCTTTCAACTGGAAAACTCGCGCACGTTGTTGACCTATTTCTTCATTCAGGTGATGAATACATACAACAGGCAACAGAACTTTTACAGCTTCTCCGAACTCGTGAAGCTGTACTCTTACTTCGTAACCCACTTCGGAGTGTTGTTTATGATGATAGTCAAAATGTCCACAACTCAAATATAAATAAAAACGTTCTGAAAATCATTGAAACACTTGCAGAAGATAGATATGAAAACAAGATTTTACTTGATGACCCTGTGAGAATATTAGAAATAATTAGAAATAAGTTTGCAAAGAATCCAAACAGATTATGCATATTTTGCAACGAGTTTGGAATCGAATCTGTAAGTTGAAAGGACAATCTTATAAAGATGCGCTTGAAAGACTTGGCGAACACCTGTAGTACAGGACACGCATCAAGACTCGTAAATGTACTACAGGGTATGGATGATATTCTCCTTTCAATGATTGACACTGGTAAAAAGAAATATCTCGAATTTCTTTCAAAAATTCAGGATAGTATATATACTGAATTGCTGGAAGAATTTAAACCAATGTTTGACAAGGAATCTAATGAGATGGAAATTCTAACAGAACACCAGTTTCGTACCATTTTTGAAAGTAATTACAATTAATGAGAACACGCGTTGCAAACTGGAGGAGGATCGGTACAAGTTGAACATACGACAGGACCACCAACATTGCAAGTTGCAAACGGCTTACTTGGATCTGTACAACATTTGTACAAATCTTCACCAGTTGGACACATTTGTCCAGCTTTACAAACCCATCCAGTTCCAGTACAAATTGCTTGTTCACCCAAACAAACATTACAAGTTGGTTGGTCTTTAATACAAGTTGAGCAATTAACTGGCCCACCAATTGTACACTGAGTAAAAGAAGTTGGAGGTGAGCAACATCCATATAATTGTTCACCAGAAGGACACATTTGATCTGGTTTGCAAAACCATCCTGTCGGTCCGCAAGTCGCAACTTCACCATTACAAACATTACAATGCGGTACTGGGTCTGGACAAGTTCCACATTGAACACGTTGACCAATTTGGCAAGTCGCATATGGATTGTTAGGAGGACAACAATCATAGAGCAATTCACCAGAAGGACACATTTCACCTGCTTTGCAAATCCATCCAGTACTAGTACAAATTAATTGTTCACCCAAACAAACATTACAAGTTGGTTTGTCTCCAATACAAACTGAGCAACTAACTGGTCCGCCAATTGTACACTTCGCAAAAGGAGTTCCAGTTGAGCAACATCCATACAACTGCTCTCCAGAAGGACACATTTGATTCGGTTTACAAAACCATCCAGTCGGTCCACAAGTTGCAACTTCACCATTGCAAACATTACAATTCGGCACTGGGTCTGGACAAACGTTAGTACATTGAACACTTTGACCAATTTGACAAGTCGCATATGGCTTGTCTGAAGGACAACAATCGTAGAGTAATTCACCAGAAGGACACATTTCACCTGCTTTACAAATCCACCCCGTCGCCGTACAGAACGGTGCTTCACCATCACAAACATTACAATTCGGTACTGGGTCTGGGCAAACGTTAGTACATTGAACACTTTGACCAATTTGGCAAGTCGCATATGGCTTGTCTGAAGGACAACAATTATAGAGTAATTCACCAGAAGGACACATTTCACCTGCTTTACAAATCCATCCCGTCGCAGTACAGACTGGCACTTCACCATTACAAACATTACATTCTGGAACTGGGTCTGGACAAGATCCACATTGAACACCTTCTCCAATTTGGCAAGTCGCATATGGCTTGTCTGAATGACAACAATTGTATAAATCTTGTCCCGTTGGACACATTTCATCAGGTTTGCAAATCCATCCAGTACTAGTACAAAAAGAAACTTCACCATTGCAAGGATTACAAGTTATACTTCCAACGCAAGTAGTGCATTGTACTGGGCCTCCACCCACACAACTTGCAAATGGTTTATCTGGGTCTAAACAACATTTTAATAGAGATTCTCCGGTTGGACATTTTTGTTTTGGAGTGCAAACCCACCCAGTTGAAGTGCAAAGTGCAACTTCACCATTGCACGGATTACAAGTTGGAATATCAGATATAATACACGTATGTTGAAATTTTCCAGAAATGATTAGAGCACCACTTAGAATAAAACTCGTCACAAGTCGAGTATCTGAAATAACACCATTCGAAATTGAAACTGGAATATCATTCACTGTAATTAAATCCCATAATGGCTGATATGGAAGATATTTCGTTACAGACGAGTCGATAAAGGTTGAAATATCTAATGAATTTGGAAGATATGTGAAGCTTGGTATAGTTATTACACCTTGAGGGTCTATTAAAATTATTTTCACAATTGTATCAATTGGCTTTGTTGACGTGTGCTTAGGAAGCAATAGAAATATTACTCCAAGTAACACAATTAACACAACAATAATTATCACAATATTTTTAATCATTTATATTCAACAAGATAATCCGAGTTCTTTTGCTGCTGTTTTGAAAAACTTCCGTCCAATAACAGCACCACTCTCGCATATTTTCTCTCTCACTTTCATCATATGAGGTTTGTTAAACTTTTTCGGAGACGTATGAATCCCATCCCAATATGTATAAGTGGATGCAATTCTCTTGATTTCCTTTTTGAATTTCGCACAAGAAGGCTTTCCGTATTTCTTTATGAACCAATTTATAGGGAATATTTCATCTGCACAATAACTTTTAATATTGCGGTTAACTTCTCTTGTAAACTGCCTTCCTTCTTCTGTTGTTCGAAGTTCAATTAGTAATCTTGCTTGCTTTCTATTCAGAGTACACCATTGTGACGCCCAGTAATAGCCAGTTTCTGCATATACTTCAACATTCGTTTCGTATTCCATACGTGATTTTGAGCTACTTGTAATTTTCTTGTAGAATTGTTGATATTCGAAAAGAGGAATACATTCTCCAGACAAGATTATAAAATACTTGTTATCTGGGTCTTGTAAAGCTTCCTCTAACATCCTGATCCAAGCAGATACAAGAGAAGGTGAGCAATAATCAGTTTTTACAGTCTTAATTTTACGAGGAATTAACCATTTCTGAGTTTTACTTGTCACCTTTTTGATATGAGCATAGATACTATACGTGGATGGGTCTGCGCCCGCAAAAAATTCTTCCCACAATCTACCATGTTTTAATGCATCGTATAGCAAATAACAGAATGCAATTTTCTTCATTTATTTAATGAAGAAAATAATAATAAGCTATTTCCGTGACTTTCGGGCACGAGATTTCACTACGGACTTACGAGGCAGACGAGACCTCACTACAGATTTACGAGACTTCACTACAGACTTACGAGACCTCACTACAGACTTACGAGGCCGACCAACACCACGACGAGACCTCACTACAGACT